CTCAGTGTTGGCAATGCCTTCAATATCTAAGTAAGTGCCATAATAGCCACCCGCCCGTATACTTTCGACACCGCCGTCATCCGAGGGTGCCACAAAAGACTTTTCAGTCGGTTGTGGCTTTTCCCGAGTTATCTCAAATCCAAAAATATTCATATTATAGTTGTATCTTAATTAAACGTTATCGTAATGTTGATATTGGAAAGTTACAGTGAACTCTTCAATAACATCATTCTGGGCATATTGCAATGCAATTTCACTCATTTGAATTGGGAAAGCATTTCGAAGGGTATATCTACCACCTCTCAATACTTTATCATTTCTATCCAAATGCTCAATAACAAGATCAGCTTGATATTGTGCGGGAGTGAGAATACCAGTGTTAGTGGCATTATTGTTCATACCAGCCATCCATTGCTCGAAAGGTCTACGCAAAGATTGATTGGTATCATTAACAATTGTAACAGTCCAAGGATCAAAAACCCTTTCGCCAGCAAGTTTAACTTCTCGTCCTCTGTACTGTATAATTGCAGGGTTTACATTAGATGCTGGAACTGCTGCGCCAGTAACTAATATACTGTAAGAAGTATCAACCCCTGTAACATAACTTGGAAAACCTAACAGAACACGGAACTGGTTAGGACGTGCGCCACCAGCTCCTAGTCTTGATTTAAATTCAGTGATATTCATTTATTGCTCCTTTTACTTTGTATTTATATTTAACCGCCAACTTCATCAAACGAAATACCAGTTCTGGTAGCGATGAAGTTTAACTGTATGAAGTTAATGGAACGAGCAGGTTGAATGAAGATATCAGCAACAAAAGAATTACTATCAATAACTTGTGAAGTGTTATTCGTTTCATCACACACAGTACGGAAGTTGAAAATACCTCTACGGCCCTGAACATCACGCAAGAAAGGATCAACTAAGTTTTTAAATTGAGCCCTAGTAAATGCGTCATTAAATTCAAACAATTGAAATTTAGCTGCTGTAGCAATTGCTTTTTCAAGTGTAATGAATAGTCTACGAACGTTGATACGATCAAACGCACTGGGTTTTGCAAGCATGGTTTTATCACCAAACAATACAATACCTGAACCAGGGAATCCTACTACAGGATTGATACCATTTTTGTAAAGAGTATCACGGTCAGATTTGTTTGGAGAATATGCTAATTTAACAGCATTCTTAATTGCGCCTCTGTTATAACCTGCAGGAGAGAACCAAGGGTCAGCATCTGCATCAGTTTTAGCACAAAGACCAGCAATGTCGCCGTTTAACGGAACATAAACATATGCGTCATTATAACGATCATACATATATTTGTAACCACTGTCCATCACTGCATAAGAAGACCTAGTGAAGGTTGCAAGATCAGTAACAATAGCTGCTGCTTCACCGCCAACGTTATTAACCACACTTGTTTCTTCTGGTGAAACAAATACCATACAATCTTTACGTACTTCTGCGATATTGTCGATAACATAATCACCGACTGCCAGTGATGCATCACCTACAAAAATTAAGTTAACATCTACAAGTTCATCGTTTGCAAACAAATCAAAAGCAGTTTGTTTGTCACTGTCAGTAATTGTTGGTGCTTCAGTTGCACCGTCTACTCCTCCGGTTAAAGTGGTTGCCCCTTCACTAAATACATGAGAAGAAGTAAACGCTTTACCTACGCCTGAAATTCCCCAAGCATCAGTAGAAGTTGCTGCCGCTGGATGATCAGTCCACCAAATCCATTCTGAGCGAGTATTGATTACATTTTTGTAGAAATTTGAACGACCCAAAGAATCTCTAGCATCAGATGCCTTTGAAACACCTGCGAATCGTTCAAGAATTGTACCAGCAGTTCCGCTAATTGCACCATCAATATCAACTACAATGATATGCAATTCGTCATTTGAGCCACCTACTGCCGTCACTGAAGTAGTGGCGCTTGGAGTATAATCAAATTGACTAGCATATGTCCAAGCAGAATAAGCAGTTCCTGCTTTAACAGTTAAACCAGTCGGTGTACCTGCTGTTGTTACAATAGCTGTACCCGCCATTGTAGTTAAAGTAAACCCAGTTACTGCTGGTGCAGTACCAGTAATAGCAGAGACTTTATAAACAGTACCGGAAGTATAACCAGTAATACTTCCAGTGCCACCTAATGTACCAGTAATTATTATTCTAGTACCTACTATAAGGTTCGCATTGGCACAAGTAAATTGACCGCCAGTTCCACCGATTGCAATTGTTGTTAATGTAGCACCTCCTCCAGTCTCTGGTCCGGCTGAATCTGCCATTTCAACCCTAATTGAATTTCCCAATACTCCGGCATATTTTGCAGCCCACATTCCGTTGTTGCCCTCACCAGTTGAATGATTATCATCATAATCGTCTTCATTGGTAATAAGAACACCAGCAGTTGAGCCTGCATTTCGTGAAGCACTGTTGACAGCACGAACCACTTTTAATGTATTTGTATACGCTAAAAATGATGCTGCTGAAAACCAACCTTTATTATTGACCGGAGGCTTACCAAATCTAGTCAGTAATTCATTTTCAGAACTAACTGTAACTACTTCATTAGCAGGTCCCCATCTAAATTCACCCGCGAATCCACCAATAGATGCTCCAACTGCTGGAACAACAGAGGTAAAATCTTTTTCTGTTACCTGTACACCAGGCGATAGCTGAAAAGCCATGTTTTTTCTCCTCGTTTATAAACAGATTATATAAAACTTCTTCTTACTTTGTCTTCATCTGTTATTTATAAAAATTAATATTTGAAACCATTCTCACGAAACTTGTCTTGCCAATCACCGGTAATCCAATAATCACCACCAATAACCTCTCCTTTGGGTTCATCTGTTGCCTTATGCATAATAAAAGGAGTCAAATTCTGTGAAATTGATTGCATCTGTTTGTTGTATAACTGATCTCTAGTATTAACATTAACTAAGTCTTTAAAGAAGGGCATAGTTGATAACCATCCAAACAAAACAAGACACATAACAAGATCATCATGATATCCTTCGTCTGCTTGATATGTCTGTCCCCTTTCAATGAATGTTGATATTTCATGTATAATTTCAGCATCAAAACATAATAATTTACGCTCTTCCATTAAAGACTTAAAGTTAAAACATCCTTGTCTCTTTACTTGCTTAGAAGTATTAACACCCAGTCTACTAGAGCGACCAAAACCAGGTGAAACGAATTGTCTTGCTTTTTCTGTAACTGTACTGAATAGATTTTCGTACTCTATTTCTTCATGTAAAATTTCTATTACTTGTCCACCAATATCATTATTTTCACAAAGAACATATGCATTATTATATTCTCTACCTAGCTTTGCTATAACTTCAGGATAAAGTAGAGGAGCAATCTTATTGTTTCTATATGTTGATACAATTTTATATGGCATATCTGTTATGTCAATAACAACACATGCTGAGTAATCACTACCTATGCCTCTTGCGGTATCAACAACTATACAATAATAATGTTTTTCTGCTGGATTTTCATATATTGATAATCCATCTTCATTATAAAATATAGGCTCTTTAGAACTTAATGTTGCTATTGTTCTAGCGTTAATAAGAGTGTTAGACGAACCAAGAAACGCACATAACACTTCTTGATTAAATTTCAACTCACCAAGAAGTTTTAATTGTTCCTCTGCCCACTTCTCATCCCTACCTGGAATTTCAGTATAAGGAATAAAGTGATTGATGAAACCATTACTGCCTTTTTCTGACTCATTCCAAAACTTCCAGAAGTGGTTATAACCTAGAGGAGTTGAAGTAAGTAGAATCTTAGTAGTTTCACCCGCAGAAATTGTTGGATATACAGAAGCAAAGAACTCATCCGCAACATTGTTTGGAATGATTGCCGCTTCGTCAATGTACAACCAGTTTACCGATTTACCACGAATACCAGATGTGGTTGTAGCTGCTGTAAATATTCTACAGTTATTCTCTAACTCAATGTCACCCTTGTTCCAAGTCTTAACACCTTGTTGCATCCATATAGGCAAGTTTTCATACATCGTCTGATAACGTGCTAACACTTCCCTAGCAGAAGCAGTCTTGTTACCCATGATAGCAACAGTTTTATCTGCGTTAAATATAGTGTAATGAAGAATACACGCTGCTGCTGTAACCGTTTTACCTTGCTGTCTACCCTCCATGAGAATAACTTTACGATTATTTAATATTATATCTACTTTTTTCTTTTGACACTCATAGAGTTTAAATAATTGTAAGCCACGATCTAGGGTAACAATGTAACAATAGTTTTCTATAAAATAAATAGGATCTTTTTTACATCTGAGATACTCTTGAAGTTGCTCTTTTGTAAAAGAATGCTCATAACCGATATTTTTTAGATTCGGATTACCATGATATGAAGTTTTTTCATCACTCATTTTCTATAACATCTTTATTTAATGCTCGTAATAAATCTTTAGTGCTTCCTACAAATAAATTATTATTTGTTACACTGTTTCCTACAGGTATCTTTTTGATTGCAGATACTTTTGCTTTCTTTTCTTGAATATCTAACATGCTTTGTGCGCTGTCTTGAAGTGTTTTAATTAACTGTCCTGCTACTTCATATGCTCTAGGTGAATCACTATTTTTTGCGATATGCAATATACCCTGTATCGCCTGATCACTGTAGTCAGCGGTCTTTTTTAATATGTCTCTAGCATCTTGAAAATCATTCTCCAAATCTTTTTCTTGATCAGGCAAAGGAGTTGGCAAGTTATTTTCAATTCTTGTTTTTTTTAAATTTACATCTAAGGCTCTAGTAGGAGAAACTTTAAATGTGTTGTCTAAACTATCAAATGTACTCATTATTATCTCAGTAATATGGTTTTAGGATTCATAAACATCTTCAAAATTTACAACAAAAATATGTGGATCAGCAGGTGTTGCTGGGTCTACATCTCCAGTTGCCTCAATTGAAGCAGTTACTTTAGTTCCTGTTTCAGATTCTAAACCCGTATATGCATTAGCAATTGCTTCTCTAATAATTTTTTGATTTGAAACATTGCCATAAAAATTTATTCTCATAGTAAAATCTAAAGTCCATATAATAGTTTGTCTTGCTGCTAACTCACCTTCATAATTGTCATCATAGTTTACGCTATCTAATGTGATTTTAATATCTCTTTTTATTCCTAACTCAGGAAGTTCATTTACGGTAATGCTAAAATCTGGATTAAAAAATGGAAGAATTTGTTCTATGATTTGTAGACCATCTTCTTGATTTTTTGCAAACACATATAACGATAATGTCATATTCCAAGGTGTAGATACAAACGATCTGCTAACACCAGTGGCAGGTGCTCCGTCTATTATTGCTTTATTATTTTGTATAGGGCTTACTTTTCTAGCTACATCATACTGAAAAGATTGTATTTCAAAACCCATTCTAGGTAAAAGTATTGCAGTTAAATCTTTTCTTTCATCTGATGTAGTTCTGATTCTTGTTAAAAACTTTTGCTTAGTAGAATATGCTAAAGGAACTCTCAGTACTTGTTGAGTGACACCATTGCCGTCAATACGATTTATATTAATATTAGAAAATATTGTACCAAAAGCAGTGATTGCTTTTTTTATGTGTTGATGATAAAATTGCACATTTTTAAACATTAGATTATTTCTCCGAAAGGATTCACTTCAGAAAAATCTAAAATGTCTTCAATATTATTGAAATTTTTAAAATCTTCAGAATCAGTTTGTGCATCACTATTAGTTGTTAAATAACTTTCAAGTATTAAACTAGAGAAATCTTCAAGTAAGAATAAGGTATTATCTTCCAACAAGAATTGATAAACTAACATATCAAGACTATCTTCTTCAGCATTCGTATCCAACTCAACAATACCAGTTTCAATAATTTCAGAACTGTATTCAAACAATTCACACTTCAATCTGTAAGTGTAAAGTTTGCCTGCTTGATAAAAAGGATTGTTAAATTCTACTTCACGGATTTCAAACAGTGAATTAGTTTTTTGAAAGTATAATAAATCACCTTCAGACGGGCGAGTGTCTTGTGTAAATGTGCCACCTGAAGTTCTTACTAATTCATCCCATCTGCGTCTAGCTAATATAAAAGTTGCGCTGTCTCTTACTTCAAGACCAAATTTACTGAATAACTCTCCATCACCTCCGAAACCTTCTATATTTTCAAGGTACATTTCCAATGGATACGCTTGAATAAACTTAGACAAGGTATCTTCATCAAAAATGGTGTCTTCTTTAACTAGAGTACGAGGGAGATAGAATACATCGTGACCGTATATTTTTAGACTCTCAATAATTAAGTCTTCTATTAAACGTTGTTCAGATGTAGTACCGCTAGTATTCCCTGATTGAAAATAGAAATTTGTGGGCATGTTACTACCCTATCATAAAGGTTGGAGGAAGTTCATACTTGAGTTGCATATCTTGTTCGATTTTTTCAATCTCAACTATAGCTTCTTCGTAAATTTTATCTCCATTAAGTGTAACACCGCCTGGAAGTAATATACCTCCAAACTTTTTCATGTTCTCGCCCCACTGTCTTTTTATAAGAGCAGTTGCGTATTTTTTCAGAAACATGTCATCATAAACCTCAGAAAATTCTGTTGGGTCTACAATACTATATGATTCAAGAACCACATAATCACCAGGATTAAAAGTTAAATCCCAGTCTGTATCAATATATACCCGATTCATTTTTCTATTAAAACGAATCTGTCTTTGATTAACCAATAGCTGTTCAAGTGTTGACAAATGGGTTTGCACTGCTGTATAATAAATCATGTCAGCGCCAAGCAAATTATACAAGTCATTCTGTCTGAATTGATACATCAGATCAAATAACTGTCCATCTTTTGTGGTACTTGTAGCAGCTCCACCAAAATTGAACATACGAGTAATAAATAATACACCATTACCAACTGATATATACTTATTACTCATATCACCAGCAGTGAAAAAAGTAGTAGCATGAAGTGCTGCACTGTAATTTGAAATACTTCCTCTTACATTTTCACTTGCAACAAATGTACCTTTAGTGTCTTCAGTGATAAATCTATTAAGTGAATCTATTTCTTTTATAACAGTAGTAGCACCTGAAGTTAACCCAGTTAAAGTTTCACCTACTATATAATTACCTGTCAAAGCAGATGCTAAGGTTACCGTGTCACCTGTAATTTGATGTGAAATAAATGTCTTTTGACGACCGTCAAAATGATACTCATACCAAAACTGTAAGGCATCATCAATGCGATCAGAAATTTGATCTTCATCTACGTTGATTTCAATTACTGGAAAACCAAGTCTTCTTAAACAATAATCAATTAAGTCTTGTCTTGATGATAATGCCACTTTTATTTCCTAGTAGATTACTAATTAAACTTTACTCTATTTATAAAGTTTTTTTATTCTGAATTATATTTCAGGAAAGAGACAAGTTTGAATAAATTTATATTGATAATTACTCATGATGTAACAACTAAAATTATTAATTGTCACACCATTCATAAATAAGGAAGAATTATTTTGTAGTGATATTTTTCAATGCTATGACCATTGATTTTAAATACCTATTAAGTACTACTTTCTTCTACAGGAGTTTCTTCAGATGCTGCTTCTGATGGTGCAGGTATTTCTTCAGGTTCAGCTACTAGAGGTTCGGGTCTAACTACATTTAGTAGATGCTCAACCAAAGTATACCTGCTATCATTATTGACTGGAGGTGCGCCTACGATTATCATACTAATGTTGCCTTCGTAGTGGTTATACACAACTACCCAAGTATTGAAGTCATTTACCACTGTCTTACGGATGTTAATACCTTCGTTGTTCAGCGTGTAGAAATAGACATCCGTGCCACTGTCTGGAGTAAAACTTTGAGCCAGTGCCAAAAAGTCTGTTTGATTGATTATATCTATAGTTTCCATTTATTACTCCTATCGAATTAAAATTTGTCTGGTACCTAACAACTGAAACAACTGTGTTACTGTTGGGCTAAAACTGGGTATTACCGGTGGTTCTATTACTTTTGATGTGCCAGTTAATGGTGTGCCTGAAGAATTAATAATAATGCCTTCTTGCGTCAAACTATTTGTAGTAGCTATTGTTGCATTAGGCGTAACCGTAACAACACTCGTTAGTACAGCGGTTCCGGGTGTTGATGGCTGAGTTCCAGAGACCAAATAAGTTAGAGTAACACTTACCGTAGACCCACTTGTGGCGATGGTAAATGTTTTAGTTGCATTTGCCCCCTGTACTGTGTTGAGTAATTGTAAAGTAGCAGTGTTGTTTGAAACAGAAAAATTTCCACTGAGACTCGCACCGTTAATGTCCGCGGTTGTAACCCCAGTACCTGTAATAGTATACGGAACTGAAGTGTTGTTAAGTGCGCTTGAGGTGTTTAATGTTAAAGTAACTGTATCCCCTGCACCAACAACAGAAGCCGATGTAGATAATACCTGATCAAAAAAAGTTATAGTAACAGCACCATCATCATCACTAACACCTGCGGTATTTACTTGGGAACTGCCTGCATTATAAGACCCACCGCCACCCCCACCAGCCCACGGCCCGCCTGCGCCGCCACTATATCCTCCGCCGCCGCCTGCGCCGCCGTTTGGAGTTTGCGTTCCGCCGCCGCCGCCACCAAAAGATCCTACCGCTGTATTTGTTCTTGCGCTGGATGTATTAGAAATGCCGCCCAAACCGCCGTTGGTAAAAGAGGCTCCCCCTGATCCACCCCCGGCGGATACGCTCTGCCCATTACCGGTAAATCCACCGCCACCGCCACCATAACCAGATGAGTTGATTACAATGCCACCGCCACCAGCAGTGCCTCCTGCGGGACTTCCAGAAGTTGCAGCGCCACCGGCTGTGGTTAAAAGTGCGTTTGAGCCAAGGCTGCCCATTGCACTAGCCTGTCCGCCGCCGCCGCCAGCAATAACTAATATTGACCCAGTGTCATTATAGGGACTTTTAATTACAAAAGTACCGCCGCCGCCGCCGCCTCCATAATTGACAATCGAATTACCTTTTTGCCCTACAAGGATTTTTATAACATCGCCTTCCGATAATATAAAATCTCCTATAAGCCTAGCACCAAGTCCCCCGCCGTAGCCGCTGCTTTTGCCGCCGCGAGCGCCTAAGGCATTTATCTTGTAGATACCTTGTTTAGGTACGGTCCACGATATAATACCGGAAGTAACATTGAGATAATCGGTGTTGTTCTTCCAATCGGCAACTTCAGGCCCTGTTAGTCCAGTTCGGGCCTCAGCAAGAGTTGGGCCTTCCCTACCTAAGGAACCGCCGGGAGTAAACGTAGCAGTGGTAAAAGCGTAAAGCGCCATAAGTTACGATCCTATCCAAAATTGTGATGGATCAAAGTCTAAAGAATCAGCAGTATTAAAAGATGCTCTGCTATAAAAGTTAATAATCATAATAATACCCCCTAAATTATTTAGGCATTAAAAATGCCATGTTGTTTCCACCGGCGGGAATTATCCAATAATCGGTATTTGTTCCACCCGCAGAAAAGAACCCATCAGCATCAACCGGTATCGTCATTGAATCTAGGAATAT